CGCTTTAAAGAAGTTGAGCAATTACTGGCTGAGCATGGACTCAATGACGGTGGCGAGGTTCAGAAGTTTATAGACAATGAAGTTATGCGGCAATCATTGCCATACATGCCTAACATGAATGGCGTGTTACAGAATGCAATGATGTCACAAACGGTTATCGGTTCAGGGGAAATCAGGCAAAATACACCATACGCACGGTATCAGTACTATGGTGTGCTTTTCGTTGACCCTATTACCCTAAAAGGCTCATTCTATGATGCTAGAACGGGCAGACATTGGAGTCGCAAGGGCGTTGCTAAGATACCCGACCCAAACGGTAGAATGTTGAACTATAACACTTCAAAAAATGCATTGGCTGGTTCTCATTGGTTCGATAGAGCCATGAAAGACCACGGCGAAAGCATAGGACGTGCCGCCGCAAGATTAGCGAAAGGTAGATTTGTCAAATGAACGTAATAGAAACAGTAAAGAAGATTTTAACCGACTGTCCTTTAATGGACGAATTTAACGACAATATCCACATTGACTACATGTCACTAGGTGACAAACAGGAAATGGACACGGGCGTATATCCACTAGGCACATCGCTAGTAAGTGGGGACATCTTAGGCAATAAGAAGTATCATATCAACTTCAGCGTATTTGCTGATAAAAAGGCATATGAAGACTATGATCGCTTGAACAATAGCGGCTTTCTTCTATCGCTTACTTATTACCTTAACCAGCTTAAAGATATAGCGATAACCGAAGACGTAAACGGCGAAGCCAAGAACGGAATTATCACAAAGATTAGTGCTGGAAACGGCTTACTGTTCAGCGTTCCAAGTGGGGATATCAATGATGGTGTCACATACCAAATCCAAATTGGTGTGGACTATACAATAAACAAGTAAAGGAGGGCTAGAAAATGCCACAGCCAGCAACACAAACACAGACAAATGGCGCTATTGCACGTGAATTCTTAGCACATTACATCAATGCAACGCCAAAGGAAGCAACAGCGAAGTATGTTCGTATCGGTAAGGACTTAGAAGAGTACGACATTACTCTAAATGCCGAAGTTACGAAGAAGAAAAACATCTTAGGTGAGAACTCAGTTAAGGTATCTTCTTATGACCCGTCCAGCTCAGTTGATACATTCTATGCTGAAAAGGGGAATGCTTTATACACATTCTTACAGGACATCGTGGACAATCGCAAGAAGTTAGACGATGTCAAGACAACAGTACTTGAAGTACATACTTGGGATGGCACTACTGGCGCATACGTTGCGTATGAAGAAGAAGTGTTTATCGAAGTGAAGAAGTATGGTGGAAAGACTGACGGTTATCAAATTCCATTTGACGTACACTATACAGGCAAGCGTAAGAAAGGTAAGTTTAACGAAACAACTAACGCTTTCACAGCTGACAGTAACTAATAGGCGGTAATAAAAACCGCCTTTTTTATTTATTTTAAGAAAGGAAACCAAACAATATGGCTATGAATATCAACTTTGATGATGGTATTGAGGAAATCACCATCAACAACGATAAGAACAGAGTATTAAGAGTGAATGTCCGTGACATTGGAATTTTAGATCGTGTCCAACATGTAGCAGACAACTTCCAAAACCAAATCAAAACACTAGGTGAAGAACTAACAATCACAAGTGACGGTGAAGCTGCCGTTCCTGAAATTGCCGAAGCCGTACGCAGAATTAACCAAGAAATGCGCACGGAATTTGACAGCATTTTCTATGAGGGCGCAAGTGAAATCGTATTCGGAAAGCAGAACCCTTTATCAATGAGTAACGGGAACACTATTTTCAATAACTTTATGACGGCTTTCGCAGAATATATAAAGCCATTTATCGAAAAAGAAACTAAGAAGATGCAAAAGAACATCGAAAAGTATCGCAAGGCGTATAAGAAGAAATGATAGGGCAATTACCGACAACTATCACGGTAAATGGTAAGGAATTAAAAATAGAAACGGACTTCAGAACGGCGCTATTGGTGCTTGTTGCATGCAATGATGTCGAACTATCGGACAGAGAAAAGGTTTATATCATGGTTGATGCACTTGTGGGCTTTGAGAATTTGGAACGCGAAGACGTGGAAGAAGCAATCAAACAATGCTCATGGTTTATGGACGGTGGCAAGGACTATTCTAAAGCGATAAACAAGCCAAAACTAATGGATTGGGAACAAGACGAGCAAATTATCTTCAGTGCCATAAACCGTGTAGCCGGTAAGGAAGTACGTACAGAGTCATATTTGCATTGGTGGTCTTTCTTAGGATATTTCAACGAAATCCAAGAGGGACTTTTTTCTAATATCCTAAATATTAGACAGAAAAAAGCGAAACATAAACAGTTGGAAAAGTGGGAACAAGACTTTTACAGAGATAATAAAGACTTGATTGATTTTAAGACTGTTTATACGGAAGCAGAAAAAGAAGAAATACGTAAGATCAACGAACGTTTTAAATAGAAAGGAGGTTTTTAATGTCAGACGGTGGAATTGTATTTGATACAAAAATAGACACGTCAGAATTTAAAAAGGGCGCATCTGAATTAAAGGCTGAATTAAAGGACTTGCAATCACAGCTTAAAACAGCAGAAAACAATTCAAAATCGTTATATAACGCTTGGGAAAAGGGAAACTTTAAAGATAATAAGTTGAAGCAAGCACTATCCGAAGCAGATGGCGAAGCATCACGATTAAGAAACAGTATTGAAGATGTCAAAACACAACTGGCTTCCTTGCCTAAAACATCACTAAAAGATGCGATGCCAAAAGGGGAAGCGCCTAAGTTTTCACTTAAAGGCGCATTAGGGAACGCTGGCGCATCGCTTGGGAAAGTTGCTAATGCTTTAACTGGTGGCGTGATAGGTGCTACAAAAAGCCTATTAGGATTTAATCAGGAACAAAACAAAACAAATTCCTTTGCTAACTCATTAGGCAAGTCGATTTTCTCACTTGGTAACATGTTCAAATTGCTTGCTTTGAGAATGGTAATGCGGCAAGTATTATCAGGCATCACGCAAGGCTTTGGGCATGCTGTTGAATATTCTGAAGCATTAAAAACATCTATGAACGGGTTAGAAATGAGTACAGGTGCATTTGCTAACTCATTAGGCGCAATGATAGCGCCACTAATCAACATGATAGCGCCAGTATTGTCACAAATCATTGATTGGTTCACCTCAGCAGCTAACGCCGTGGCGCACTTTTTCGCCGTGCTAACCGGTGCAGGATCATATATTGTGGCAAAAAAGAGTATTGCAAGCGTATCGAGCGAACAAAAGAAAATGGCAGGCGCGGCTAAGGGTGCAACAAAGGCGCTGAAAGAAGAGCAAGGCGCATTAGCTGGCATTGATGAAATTAACGATATATCCGATAAATCCAACGCCGGAAGTGGTGGCGGTGGCGGAGGTGGTGGAGGTACAGCAGGACTTGACACCATGTTTGAAACCGTGGACACAGGCGCACTGGACGGTATATGGAAGATGATTGCAGATGCTGACTGGAAAGGGCTAGGCGTTACAATCGGAACTAAGATAAACGAAGCATTTGCTAGTATTGACTGGGCTGGAATAGGTGCAACGGCTGGCAAGGGTATTGACGGCGTTATTCAGACACTCTATTACACGCTCAAAACAATTGATTTTAAGGCAATCGGTAGTGATATTGCTACATTGTTAAATAATGCTATTGAAAACATTGATTTTAGCATTCTTGGACGGTTATTAGTCCGTAAGACATTAGCTGGTATTGACTTCCTGATTGGCTTCTTTACAACGCTTGATTATGGCGAAATTGCCAAATCTATTTCAGACTTCTTGATTGGTGGATTTAATGAAGCGAGCGAGTGGTTACAAAGTTATGATTGGACTAAACTGGGTGAATTTATCGTAAGTGCAATTGGTGACTTCTTCAGCAATCTTGATGCTGGAGGTATCGCTTCAAGTTTTGTGACGTTCATCACTAACGCATTATTGGCGGCACTTGATCTATTGACTGGCATCATTGGCTCAGTATGTGATGGCATTTATGACTACTTCAAAGGCTATATTGACGATAGCGACTATGGAAGCGTTGGTGCAAACATCATCATGGGTGTTCTAAAGGGTATTTTAGACGGCTTAAAGGGTATTGCTACATGGCTTTGGGAAAATGTATGTAAACCGATTATTGATGCTGTTAAAACGCACTTTGGCATTCATTCACCGTCCACAGTTTTCGCAGAACTTGGCGAATTCCTAATGCAAGGCATGCTGAACGGAATTAAGAAGATTTGGGAAAATATCAAAGCATGGTTTGATGAAACCTTTGGTGATTTGAAGAAATTCATTTCTGAAGCATGGACAAGCATTTCTAAAAATACATCTGAAATGTGGGGTGGTATCGCTAAGATATTCACTAGCGCATGGGATAACATCAAGTCCGTTTGGGACGGCGTAACAGGCTTCTTTGGTGGCGTTTGGGACGGTATAAAGCAAGTGTTTGGCAATGTTGCTCAATGGTTCGGTGATACCTTTGGTGGCGCATGGAAAGCCGTTAAGGACGTGTTCAGCACAGGCGGCGCAATCTTCCAAGGCATCACTGAAGCGATTGCAAGCACTTTTAGAAGCATTGTTAATCATATTATCGGTGGTATCAATACAGTTGTTTCCATTCCTTTTAACGCTATCAATGGCGCATTAAATGGGCTTAGAAACTTCTCTATCATGGGCGCTTCACCATTTTCTTGGATACCAAGCGTAAGCGTGCCAAGTATTCCGTACCTTGCTAATGGTGCGGTTATTCCAGCTAATCATGAATTCTTGGCTGTATTAGGTGACCAAAAGAGCGGAACAAACATTGAAGCGCCATTATCAACAATTCAAGATGCTATGCGTACAGTAATGGACGAAAGAAGTGGTAATGCTGACGTGGTGAACATGTTGGCTACACTCATAAGAGTAGTACAGGAAAAGAACCTGCTAATCGAAGACGTTGGCAAGGCGGCTGTATCGTACATTATCGAAGAAACAAGCCGTACAGGTGAAAATCCCGTGGCTGTTTTAGGTTAGGAGGTAACATGGCAGAAATAGGTTATAAAATCAATGGCGTGTTATTACCAACGCCGGACACAGATCCTGATTGTACTAGCGAAGATATGCACGGTAAAAGTTGGCGTGACGGTACTGGCAAGTTACACTTTGTCATTTTGCGCCGTGATGTTACGTCCGAAAAATTGAAATGGCATTGGTTATCAAAAGCAGAATTTGATAAATTAAAGAACCTTTGCCGAAAAGATATGCAAGGAACATATACGTTTGAAAGCATTTCAGGCGAGGTTAGAACGGTATATACTGGCGCTAATCTCACCTATAAAAAACGAGTTACAGATAAAAACACGGGCGATGTCGCATATTTGGACGTTGCCCTTTCATTTATTGAAGTATAAGGAGGTAGCAAATGCTGAATATTCCTAATGATTTGAAGCAGAAATACACAGGCGATTTGCTACCGCCTGACGTTGTTTTAAACATAGCTGGAACAACATACACGAATAAAGACTTTACCAGCGGCTCACTTAAAATCAAAGAGTCGCTTTGCTCAAAAGATACGCTAGACCTAACAAGCGTTGAAGCATCAACACTCAAAGTCACGATTGCCAAAGAAAACGGAAACGTGACTGGACTAATTGGTAAACGTGTTACAGTCAAACAAGGCGCGCTTGATTTAGGCGTTTATACGATTGTGAATGCGAAGTTATCAACGGACTACACAACAGACATTGAATGCTTTGATGATTTGAAGAAGTTTGTTGATACTGACGTTTCTGATTGGTGGAATACGCAACTTGTTTTCCCGTTGAGTCTTAAAGACTTGCTGATTAAGTTATGCGAGCGTGTGGGCGTGCTAACGGAACTACCTAATGCATGGACTAACTCAGACATGCAAGTTACTAAAACGGCATACTTTCAGAACCTAAAAGCAAGCGAATTGCTTGGGTATATTCAGGAAGCAAGCGGCACATTCTTTAGAATGTCACGATCAGGCAAGTTGAAAGCAATCAGCCCTAATAAGACACCAACAGAAATTCCTTTTACTAGGTTATTCAATGATGCGACTATTTCCGATACGGTAACACCAGCTATCGAGAAACTAGCAATCAAGTCAAGCGAAAAGGATTTGGGCGTATCTTCAGGTAAGGCTGACGGCAATACATACCTAATACTTGCAAATCCGCTTTTATTTGGGCTTTCCACAGCGCAGATGAAGTCTATATCGGATAAACTCTTTCCAGCTTATAAATGGCAAGCATACAAGCCTTGTAAGGCTTCATATAAGAGTCTTCCATACTTAGAAGTTGGGGACTGGGTAAAGATAACAACATTCAAGGGGATTGCGGCTACATTCCCTATTTTCAGCCGTGAATTAAGCGACATAAATTTGATTGCTGACACGGTAGAAACAAAGGGTAAGAAAGAGCAGAAAAAGACAGTATCTTCAGCAAAACAAATTCAGGTGCTATCGTGGAACGTTCACGAAATGGAAAACACTTTGGAAACCTTTAAGAGCAAAATTGAGAACATAACAACGGAAGTTGGAAACGCTAATAAAGGAACAAAGCAATACTACTTACAGACGGCATCAACAAATAAGCCGTCAAAGACTGACAGCGCATGGGCTGAAACGCAACCAGCTAGTATCAGTGGACAGCACATGTGGTATATGCTGGTGGACATCACCGCAAATGGTAGCGAAATCAGACATGAACCGTTTGAACTAACGGGCATCAAGGGTGAAAGTGGGCGTGGCATTGTTGGAAGTCCGACATTGACATATCAAGCTGGAACAAGTGCAACGGTTATTCCTACTGGCACATGGTCTAGTGATATTCCTCTAGTCAATGAGGGTTACACACTATGGACTAAAGCCGTATGGAAGTATAGCGATAACACAACAAGTGAAGTATATACACCGTCAATCGCTGGCAAAGCTGGCAAGGGTATCAAGTCGGTAAAACCTGAATACTATCTATCGACTTCAAAGTCGGAAGTAACAGGTGGAACATGGCAAGATACACAGCCGCAGAAAACGGCTGATACTTGGATATGGCAACGATACAGAACTACATTCACGGACGAAAGCGTGGGCTATTCTGATGCTATTCTTGATGACGTGTTAAATGGCTTGGTGGAAGTATCAATCACTAACAAATCAACCATTGAGCAGCTTAACGGAAGCATTACACACTTAGTCAATCAGACAGCAGAAAATAGGAATGGTCTTGAAAGTACAAAGACAGAAATTCAAACGTTGCAGAAACAAACAGCGGACGGCTTCAGCCGTACCGTACAGCGCACAGAATTTGACAAGACAGTTAGCACGATTTCTGAAAAGTTGGACGAAAACGGCTTGCATATTGGCTCAGACAAAGAAGACACCGTTACAACGGTCGATACAAACGGTGTAAATGTCAAAAAATCAGACGGCACATTGTTGGCAAAGTTTGACAAGGTGGACAGTATGCTTGCATATTTGCGTGTTCTTGAATATCTAAGTGCCGGCGCACATAGAATTGAAGCACAAGATGTGGAAAGTGAGATAACACAGTTTGTCAATGGCACGATCAAGACAGCCACAGTCAAAGCAAGTGTTATCAACTGGATTGGGGACATTAAGAAATGACAATGTTAAATTATTCATGGCAAGTTGTCGCTGAAGCAAATAGGACAGCTGGCGCCGCCAATGTCACTTATAGATTGTTGGCTAGAATTAGCGAACAGTACCACAGCATCGAATTAAATCGTGACTGGGTAGAAGTACAAACAACCTATGAATTGCATACAGGTTATATTTATTCAGGCACATGGAATTTTGGCGGTACTGGTTGCGATGCTGTAAGTGGTGGCGGAACACTAAGAGGTAGCGGAACGTTATTAAGTGGTGGCTTTTGGGCGTATCACGATAACAACGGAAACTATGCTACAAGTTTATATGCTGACTTACAATTCTATTTCTCAGCCGCTAATGCATATCTATCGGGTAATATTGAGTTACCTAATATCCCCCGTGCAAGTAGTGGCGCATGGAAAGACAATAAAAACCATGTGAAACTAGACGGAAGCGACACGATCACGTTGCTATTAGGTAAAAAAGTTGATAAGTACCGACATTCATTAGTTTGGGTGGTTGGTAATAGTGGGTACAAATGGTTAAACACTAACGATATTGATACAGAATATGTGTTTAAACCGACTGAAGAAATGATTAAGTATGCGACTGATACACAATCGGTCTATGGCTATCTTGGCATTGGCACATACGCTGACGGAACGCAAAATGCAACAATGATTGGCACAAGCAAAATTGGCTTTTATATTGATTTACCAGCCGAAAAATACGCTCCAGTTATCAATAGCGCAACGGTTAAAGAAATAGGAAATGCAAGAGTGCCTGAAGATAAAGTATTCCGTTATTTATCTAAGAAAAAGTTATCCATGCGAGCAGATGTCAGGGGATTTGCAACAGTTAAAAGTGTGTATGCATTACATAACAAGCAACAATTCCCTTTAACACTTGCTGACGGCGTGTATAGCGTTAATTTAGAGGGTATGAATAACGGGGACATAGAATTTGTCATTGAAGATAGCAGAGGGTTCAAAACAACGCAAAAATGGCAAGGAACATATGTTCCGTACTTCTTCCCAACAATTACAGAATTTACCGCCGAACGCGATAATCCAACAGTCAATGACGGATATGCTAACGCAAAGGGAACATTCTATAATGGCGAAAATAACACACTTACAATTACAGTAAACGATGAAAGCGGTCATAGCGTAAACTCAACTGGCATACTATCAGGTAATGAATTTACCGTGAAGCAACGCATCAATGGCTATTCATACGATAAAAACTACAATCTGAGATTAAAGGTCACGGATAGTTACGGGCAGACAACCGAAAAATCGTATGTACTAGCTGGTAATTTGTGGGCTATGATTTTGGCTAAACTAACAACTAGCGTACACATGCTTTGGGTACGAAAAAACGGCAGCAATCCATGTGGCATATATAACGAGGGAGACACCTCAACACTAGGCAGAACATACGCTAAAGGCGGCTTGGTAATTGGGGGCGATGATACGTTTATCGTGAAAGAATTTACGGCTGACGTTCAAGCAATAAAAGGACAACAAGCCGCATATATAAGTGTTCCATACACTATTCCTACAGGATATAAATTGCTTTGTTTTTATGATGCACACACCGTTACATGGTGCATAACAACAATAAAGAATGTAAGTGCTAATGCGATTATGACACACGTATATAACTGGTCTACGCCAAGTGATATAACACCAAAAAGTAAAGTGGTTGTTAGCGGACTGTTTGTTAAGTCTGCATAGAAAGGGAAATAATGCTTATAGATGGTTTAAAATTTACTGAAATCCCAAGTGGCAATAAAAGCGTTGTTACATTTCAACGTAAGGTGTTTGAAAACCTAAAGCCACTAATTGATAGTTTTGAGGTTGGTGTTATACATGAGATTAGTTTTGACGATGAAAACATCACACATAAAATGTACACAGAGCCTATGACGTTTTCTAAAAGCGATGATAGTTATACTATCTCTTTTATTTTGACAGATGTTCCGCAGAAAGATATTGATGCTAAAAACTTTAATGAAGTGAAGCCATTAGTCAATGATTGTTTACAGACAGCAAGCATTGAAACTGTAAAGAAATACATATCATTTCTGAATGTTTGGACAGCTGGAACACGATACAAAAAAGGGCAAAGGATATCTTATAAAAATGTGCCGTATAGCGTTATATCAGACATCACAGCAGAGGAAACAAAAACGCCTGATGTATCAGAAAAACTGTATGAAAACTTGCTGAAGAAGAAGCAAGAAATAAAGCCTTGGAACGAGAAAACAACCTATTCAAAAGGCGACTTGGTTATCGCACGTGGTATCGTGTTTATCTCTAACATTGACAACAACAAAGGCAATGAGCCGGCGTTTGGCAATGCATGGGGTTATTACAAAGAAAAGTAAATATTGCTATTAAAGCGACTTAAAAGGTCGCTTTTTTAGATAGAAAAGAGGAAAAGAAAAATGAGAATTTACAATGTACCTGATGTTTCCGAACATCAACAAAATTTTGACTTCACACCTTACGCAGGAAAGTATGCTATCTTACGTGCTGGTGTTGCAGGGCGTGAAGACTATTCATTCAGACGACATGTTTCAGAGTGCCAACGTTTAGGCATTACAATCGGTGTTTACTTCTATTCCTATGCGCTAAACACAGCACAGGCAATCGAAGAAGCACAGCGCTTCTTATCCATCATTGATGGCGTGGATATTGGGCTTGGTGCATGGCTTGATATGGAAGATGCCGACCATTACAAAGTTAATAACGGCGTATATATTACACACGATAACATCGCGCCTATGTCACGTGCATTCTG